TTTCAGATTTAAAAGAACGTCGCCTCTTTGAAGACCTCTTCCAGTCTTTAAATCAACTTCTGCAGTCACGTCCTTAAACCCACACTTCTTAAATGCACCAAGCATATTGCCAGTATAAGAAGCGCCGTTTGTCTTTACAGGAACACCATTTGTCTGCCATGCTGTAATGACTGCCGAAGAGCAATCATAGTCAGGTCCCCAACGATGTACCTGGGAATATCCATGAGAATTGTCTCTTGCCGTTTTCTCCATCCAGGAGATAGCAGCTTCAATTGTCTGTTGTGTCGTCATCCACTGCCTCCTCAGATTTCTTATTATTAAGACTTGCAACATCAGTTGCAGACTCTGCTAACATATAAATAAGAAGCGATCCAAACGCCATAATAATGGATGTTACCTGTGCAATAGATCCCTCACTTACGTGAAACGCTGTAAGTAATGCAGAAACAAAGGCAACAAGTGCCACCCAAAATTTTCTACTCGTCAGTTTCCTCAGAAATGTCTCTTTGTCCATCTTTCATTTCCTCATGATTCTTTCCGTGCTGAATGATTGCTCCGCAAACAAGTTCAACAACTCCTGGTGCTAAGATACATCCCTCAAGTACGGATGGTTCTTCGCCCTTAACCAGCCATGAAATAAAGAAAGCAACGCTCCAAAAAATAATGTAGAGCGTTGCTGCAATAATGTATTTATCTAGAGTTTTCATTTCTTAAAAGTATAGTGTATAAACATCGTGATAAAGGCCGTCTGCAATATATTGTCTGTCCCAAGTAATATATTTAAAAGTTTCTCGTAGCGCATCAAACAATTTGCTGGTTGGGCTTTTATAGATGTTTATTATTGAATATCGACCATAAGTTACAAAATTACCATTATCAGCTTTCATATCAAATGGTCCATTGAACTCGTATCTAATACAAGGATAAGCCATTGTAGTATTAGATCCGGGTTGGAAATAGATATGATCGCAGATAGTGTGTAACTTCTTGGATAGTTCCAATCTGTCCCTCATCTCATACCGCTGCCTCTTCATCCTTGTAGACTTCACCAAAAGTCAAAATTAACCTTGGCGGCTGAACATCAACGTTTGACACACGCCATTTCCCACCGCCAAAGGTTACGTATAAAATTTTATGGAAGTTATTAAGTAGATAAGGATCAGCGACAACACTTAGTTGGTTGTTAAGTTTTATGTTCTGGTTGATACTATTTGGCTCTTGATTAGACTTGTAGTTCTTTAAGAGGTTCCCAAAGTAGTCATGTTCTACTGGTTTGCTCTCCCATACGTCCGGCTCAGTTTCAACCTGTTCGACATAAGCAATCTTGCCATACCAAACCATGTTAATAACCTCCATTTTGAGCATACTTTACTTTAGATTAGTTTAAACTAATCTCAGGTTCCGCTAGTGGACGAACCAGAAGTAGGCTTAGCTGCAGTGGGCTTGAAGTAGAACGTCACTGCGCTATAAGGCTTCACCGAAGCACCAGACAGTCTGGTCTCATACAGGCAGATCTTGCTGTTCGTATCGAGATCGAAGTCATCGAAGAAATCGGTCTTAGCTCCACCATTGGTACCAACGTTGTAATCCTGAAGGTTAACACTAACACCAGCAACGTCATACTTGGTCTTGGTGCTACCAGTGCTGTCAGGGATCTCGATCTTAAGACCAGTCATCGGCTCAACAGTCTGGATCTTTGCAACTCTCATTGCAGTTGCAACCTCAGCCTCAGACTTGTACATCCGCTCACCAATGCCATTCTCAAGAAGCAGAACATTGGTAAGATTGTCCTCAGTGGTGAAGAAGGTCATGTTACCAGAACCCTTGTACAGCTTACGAGCCTTAAGCTGAGCCTTCAGGAGAGCCTTTGCCTTCTCGTCATCAGTTGCGTTCGCGGAGACCTCAACCGGGAACTTAATGGTGTAGAGATCATCGTCAAATGCCACAGGACGGATGTTAGCCTCATGGATCTTGTCATCATCAGAAGTCTCTCTGCCATCACCAATCAGAATGGCACGAGCAACCTCCTCACGAAGCATCATCTGCATCTCACCCTTCAGCCAAACAAGGATGTCGAAATCGGTAATATCATCAATGTCATCCTTATCAATTCTCTGCTTCTTGTAAATCGTCTGAGGGTAGGTTGCACGCTTCAGCATCGTGAAGACCTCTTCCTTCTTATACTTACCCTTCAGATAACCTCTAGCTCTTGCCTCCTCCTCGGTAATGTTAGCGTGAATGGACTTAACACGAGCAAACGGAGTACGATGAACAGTGTTCAGAACCACGTCCACCCAGTCCATGTTGCGAGTGATAAAATCAGGCTGAGGATTGATAGCCTTAGCATCAGGGAACATGTAGTCAATATCCTTAATGCCATAGTCAGTTCCGGGCTTACCATTCGGATACCCATCAGCATGAGCAATAGCTCCGCTCTCGATCGCAGCAGAGTATGCCTCCTTCAGGGAACCACCACCAAGAGTCTTGGCATCATGCAGAAGCTCCTGGAACTGATCATGGGAAATAAACTCGCGCTGCTCGGAATGACCAGTCTCTCCATAAGTGTCAAATGCGTTGTGCTTCAATTTCTTATCCTCCTCATTGGATTCAGTATTATCGTTTTCAGACTCATCGTCTGTAGCATCTGTGTCATCCTCATCGGACTCAGATGTCTTTCCTTTCTTGGCATCCTCAACTGCCTTACCTACAATGTAATTCAGAACAAGTCTCTGCTTTTCATTGAATGTATCGAGAACGTCCTGAATAGTTTCCTCATTCTCGGGAGCACTCTTCTTAGTAGTATCCTGAGTCATCGTATCCTCCTTATTATTTTCCTCGGCGTGCTTAATACGATCGTCTTCAGATTTGTCGTCCTCAGCTTTATCCTCGGTATTGTCAGTGAGTTCCTTCTTGGTATCCTCAATTGCTTTGCCAACGATATAGTTAAGGACATCTCTCTGCTCCGGAGTAAACGTATCAAGAACATCCTGAACAGTTTTCTCATCATCCTTCGCATCTGACTTATCATCGCCAGAAGCTTCAGAATCTTCATGAACTATAATGTCGCCATACCCACCGAGAAATGCGATTTCAGCTTCGCCTTCTCCGATCTCAAAGGAATGCTCAATCTCGTCATAGTCCATATCTCCGTGGGCAATCGTATCAACCACTGCAGTACGATCAGCTCCTGCGAGAACAAGTGACACCTCACGAATTACTCCGTGAAGAATGTCAGAACCTTTGCGCTTAATATTATTCGCCCAGATAGAGAATGCATTCACGTCTCCATGACGAACTGCTTCTTTGGCGTTACGACCATTCGGAGTGTCATTGCAATATGCATAGACATACAAACCATCAGGTCTTTCCTCACACACAGCGTGGCCAAGTACCTCGCCAACTGAATTGTGCTGATGCTGCCATACGAGAGGAACGGTCTTACCATCCATGTCATGGAAGCAACCACGTCTAATTACAGTTCCATCAGTGCAACGAATGTCATTCTTTGTTGCATATCCGGCGAAATCGTAACCCTTATTTGGCATACGATTTAACCTCCTATTTAATTGTTAAGTACCATATCTACCAAATCTCCACGCCCTGAAGCATGTTCATTTTGATCAGGTAAAGAACCAGCGTCCTGTTTTATTTCTTCGGTTGACTTGTTCAGATTTGGATTTCTAAGCTCTGTAGCAGACTGCTCTTTAGAGGGTTTCAAACCAATCTTTGATCTGATCTCGTTTGCTGTCATGATTTCATTGCGTCTCATTTTGTCTGCAATCTCAGCGAGCTGAGATACAGGAACAAGTTTAAACGGATCTCTAAAGAAGACAATTCTTTGTCCTTGTGTTCTTGCTGTCTGAGATAAGAACTTGCGAGTCATTTCATCGCAAAGGGCAGCGCAGATTGGAGATATAGTATGATCGAAATAATTTATATATGTTTGCTCATCAGCCGTGCCATCAATTATTGCTTGCGTAAGTCCAAACTCATTGTAAAGTTGCGTTGTTAAGTCCTTCACCTGCTGCCATAAGTTATTCTCAAGAGACCGATTCAGCTGCACAACTTTTTCGGTTCCATCGATATAACCTACACCAAGAGGTGATCCCGTTAACTGGTCAATAAGATCTTGACGCCTGTTATCAGCTTCTTTACGTTTTTGTTCAGACTTAATTACGTAAGGTAATTGAATAATCAGATCGAGCTTTCCAGAAACATTTTGCGCATTATAAGCATCAAGCCTCTGAATTGTTCTAAGAAGGTTCTGCAGAGTTGAATTTGGTTCATTCATTACTGAATAGAATGGATTCTCAACAATAGCAACTGCCTTCTTAGGCATCATAAGATACTCATGCTTACCATTAAGTTCGTTATAAACTTCTACACGAACTTCAGTTGGGTACCAAGACTCGATTCTTCCTACACGCATGGAAAGAATGTCATACGAGTCACTATCAGTCGTTGGATCACTGCTTGTATTAATTGGAACAAGTGCTATGCATCCCTCGTCAAACATCGATTGAATTGCATCTTGTTTAAAAAGCATTCCAGTCTGATCCAAATTGGCTGAAAGCGTCAAGCATTCATTCAAGCCATCTTTTATTGTTTCTGTATAATCCCCTTCTTCATTAACTCTTGCATGAACAACATCAATCATTGCCGTGTCAAGAGCAATTCGGTTAAGAACTTTAGCTACTACAGCTTTTGCACTCGTGAGTCGCCCGTGGAATCTATCTGGACGCGAGGAATAAGCATAACCTGATTGTACAAACTGCTGAATTTTTTCTTCCGTCGGATCTCTACCCATAAAGGCATTCCATCCAGATCGAAGCCTTTGAAACACTGTTGCCATTGTGCCTCCCGCAATACTTAATTTTCTCAAAAGCAGCATTTATGAAATCGGATACGAAATCATAAATACTACTTCAGATTCTTGGTTAAATTTTTCAGTTCTCTTTTACCACTACATTCTGAAACTTCTTGTAGGCATCCAGATACCACTCGTGGTCGTCCCCGTTATAGGTCAGCTCATAGTACATACCATCAAAAAGAGTGGAGCTAAGCAGGTACTTCCAGTTCTGCAAGGTCTTGCACTTCCAGACTGTAAACACCGTAAAGTCTGGCATCGGGTCAGATTTATCCAGATGCTCCATGATGTAGTCCTTTGCAATTTCAACTGCTCTTTCATCAAAGTTAATCATTTCTTTCCTCCAACTTAAAATTTCCGTTATCTACTGCTCACACTACTTGGCCTACTACGCTCTTGTTGTTCTATTCTTTCATGTTCAAAGTTGTAATTCATATTAGAAATCATATCCGGCAGGAAATTAATAGACTGATGACCAATCTCTTTAATGATTCGTTCAGTGTTATATTTTCGATAAAGATTATTAATTTCTTCATCCGATATTTCATTAGAGTTTTTAACTTTAGTACTCGAAGTATCGAATATAATCATCGGACGCTTAGCATGATATGACGAAAATTGCTGATCGTTTACATCTATCAAAGCTCCATATCCTTGCTTTTTGAGTTCTCCATAGAATTTATCTTGAACTCCTAAGTTTGGTTTATCATGAAAAGTAAGCGTAAGATTCAATGCCTTATACAAAGATACTTTTTCTTTATTCGTAAGCTTAGACGGATCTTTGTACAAAATATTTTGTGCTTGTGATAATAGTTTTTGTTGACCAGGTCGTCGCATTGAAGTTTTTGCAGCTCGTATAGAATCTGACAAATCTTGTTTGAACTGTTTATCGCGAACAAGTTTCGCTGTAGCTTTTGCGGCATTTTCATCAGATGCAACTTTTATGTCTTTTGTATTGCGAAGATTCAGTTTATAGATCTTCATATTCAGAGCATCTTTAAGTGCTTGTTTATCACCAGAATGTTTAGCGGTATAGCGTGCTCTATCTTTAAGATTTTTTCCAAATAATCCTGCGTATTCATTTACATCGTGCTTTTTATACGTTGCATAATATGCAAAATTTTCGAAGTCTTTAGAGGTTTGAATCCGAGACAATTTAGTATTAGCTTTCAGAACGGTGTCTACCTCATTTTTTCCAAGAACATACGTCGCAAACTTCTTTTTATCAGTTTTGATCGTATCCACAGTAGTATTCAGTAGTTTTTTGTAACTTCGATCTGAATACTGTGCCGTTTTATCAGATCTTGTGTGCGAGTTATTCTTCACAGAAGTATCATTCCGATATCTCGCTATTCCTGCAGGAGTTAGATGTCCATATCTATCTTCAAATCTCCTGATACCCCACTTCTGACCTAGGATGCCGTAATGAGATAAATAATAAGGAGAATTGTCTATGGTCCAGCAATAATCATTCAATGTTATTCCTCCTTATTTTGATCATCCAAAAGCATCCGGATTGAGCTTGTATGCTACGAATGCATCCATAAGTGCTGCTACCGCATCAATCTTTGCTTCATATGACTTTTTACGTAGTTTTTTGTTTCCGTTGGTATCTTGTATTACAATACAATTTCCCATTGTATAAGAAAAAAGATCCTGATCAAAGACCAGCATCTTTTGTTCAGCAAGTTTCTTCAATTCTGTTAATGGAACCGATTCAGTCTTAGCTCCCTGGATTACTTTCTCTACTCCAAATGGAGAATTCTCAGTACACCAACGCTCAATGAACTCCTTCGCATTATATGGATCGTATCCAACGCAGCAGACATCATACTCATGTTTTTGTATATATGCGTCTAGATCATCGTACACATCCATCATCCGCAATATCGTTCCTGGCATTACCACCAAAGATCCTTCTCTTTGAAATGATTCATACTTAACTCGCATGGATGCCGGAAGTTGAGCCATTGTATATTCAGAAATGTAATCTATTGTTTTAATTCCAAATCGACCATCTGACAAAGGAAACAAGAAAGTAAATGAACAGAAATCTCCTCCTTGTGACAAGTCGCATCCAAGTGCACATTGCATCTTGTCATAATTCTGTGGATAGGCTAT